GAAATAATCAAATGAGACATGCATATAGGTTAATCCTATATCTATTTATTGCCTCATTAATGATCCATATTATATTCAAGAATCATTGCGAATAATTTATTTTTCATATATCTTAAATACTCTTGCTCTTCATAGGGTCTTTTAGGAGCACCTGGCCAAGTTTCATAAGCATAATCAAACACTCCATACATTGCTCTAACTTCATCAATACCCATTGTTATTTCAACATGCCATTGATTATAGACATCTTCATTTGGATCATGATCTTCTGGATGCGGAAATGAGTCCATATTAGTTGAATCCTGCCTGAAATTTGTGCCAATCGATTGCATTTTTGATTTGATAAGTTCTACTTGAAATAGTTTTAATTACTTCTTCTAAGAACTTAAGCATTACATCATAATACCTAATCTTTAAATCAATTGTAGTCAATTTATCATCAGCGTCAAGATATCTTTGTATTGCATCTTTTTCTCTTACCTTATATGGAAAAGGATCTTCTACATATACCTCTGCAGGTGCTTTGCCTGTATAATAGTTATACCTTTCCAACTTTACACGTTTATAACTATCTCTAGATTTTTCACGAAGAAGAGTTATAGTATTATAAATTGTGTAATACTTTGAGTGAAGTTGAGGAACTTTTAATGATTCATCATGTAGATTATCAGGATCAATGACAGAATCTCTTTGCCACATCTCCTGTATTTGTTCAAGATTCATAAGGGTGTTCTACCGTCAGCAGCTACTACATTATACACAGTATACTTGAAAGTGACCTCTGCTGTAAAGTAGTTTATGTCAGTTTCTGTGGCGGTAAACTCTAGAGGTGTAAGAAATACTGGAAACAAATCATTAAATTTTACAATAGCAATATCTCTATAATTACTATTCAAAATATGAAGATTGCCATCACTAAATGCTTCTTTAGGGTCTCTGACACCATCTCCATCAGTAGTTAAATCTTTATATTGTTGTGTAGTCTCTGGATATCCTAATCCAGTTAACCAATTATGAATCTTCATGTAATTTTCCAGATTCTCATCAACAAGGAATCTAAAAGAAAAATCACCATAAGATAACTTGTCTCCAGGAACATCAATATCTTTCAGATATGTTGGTTGAATAGCAGTTCCGAGACTAATCTCAGGTATTCTACATGAGTTTGAGAAAAAGTCAACTTTGGGTTCTTTTGCCAAAGTAAATTTAAATCCAACAGGAGCAAGAAAATTTCTATTTGCTAACTGTTTTGGAAATCCACTTGCCATTGTTTTTATTTGTATTTAGATAAAAAAAGGGGACCTTTCGGTCCCCTCCACTTCCTTCACACGGACGGAAGTATTTAGATCACATAAGGTTAGCAACCTTAACACGACGATAGTAACGGTTGCTGCTAGCAGTAATACGACCAGTGTTGGTTGTATTGGTGCCTTCAGCAAATGGGTTAGCAACCATACCATAACGAGTCTTGAACCCGATTTTTGGTTGGAAGGTGTTCTCACCAACGGCACGAACCATTTGGAGAGGAACATAAGGACAATAGAAGAGTCCTGCGTCATAAGGAGAGGTTCCCTTATAACCGGCTACGTAATACTGGTTAGCAGCATTGTTAGCAGCATAAGGATCGATGTAGACACGGAACTTACCACCGAGTACACCAGCAAAGGTGTTACCAGTGTCATCTACGTTGAGGTTAGCATTCAGAGCAGGGGTGTAATCAAGTACACCAGCCATGGTGAGTGCGGAGGCAACGTCTGCGGAGCAGAGGATCATGTTGCCTTTTCCTCTACGAGTTCTCTGTGCAATCTGGTTAGCATCTCTTTCCATTTGGAAAATGAGACCCTTGAACTTCTCAACACTCCAACGTCCGTTAGAGTCAACGTCGAGGTCAAAAGTACCAGAAGTTGCGGTATTCAGAGTAGCACCGACTTCAGCAGACTTATAGATGGTTCTGATGACTTCACGGTTGATCTCAGCAAGAATCTCAGTAGAGAGAATATTTGCGAGTTCAGCCTCAGCATTCAGACCATGAATAGCCTTGAGGTCTTGTGCCAGTTCCAACGAGTACTCGGCTTTCAGTGCTCTGCTCATTGCAGTAACGGTGACTTTCTCGATCGAGAATGCCATCTCGTTGAAAGCATTACCAGATTCACCGAGACCTTCAGCATTAGCAGTGGTCATACCCTGACCAACTGTATATGTACCCTGATTAGCATCTGACTCTGGGTTCAGAGCAGCAGGATTGCTTCCAATCTGAGCACCGGCAGTACCGAAACCAACGGCATCAGCATCAGAACCAGTGGTGTAAGGTCCTTGGGTGGCATCATTACCTTCTCTCTGTGCAGAGAATCCGGTATCTGGTTCATTGAAGAATGCTTCGGTTCCACTCTGAGAGGTGAAACGAGAACGCATTGCAAAGATCAGTCCAGTAGGACCGTTCATTGGTTGAACACCAGCCAGGTCATAAGCGACCAGGTTAGGCATAGAACGTCTGATCAGGGAAATCAGAACGGGATCGAAGTTACTGATGTTGGCACCAGTAGCATTGGTTGGGGCTTCAGAAAGAAATTCTCTTTCTTCCTTGAGCATCTGTTCTTGGTTCTCCAGGAGCTGAGCGGTAACCATAGCACGATGGTTATCCTTGATTGCATCCATACCCTCGTGGTTGAGGATAGGTGCCCACTTCTCCTGCAGAGCCTCTTGGGAAGGCATTTGCAGCATTTGTTTTTACCTATTTAAAAAGTTAGTTTGACTATGTTATAATGAAGTTTCACTTCTTGGAAACTCTGTTCAATGTCTGAAGATATGATTCCATCATAGTAGATACTTCTTGTTGGGAAGTAACTTCGGTTTCTTCAGAAATTGTTTCCGACTTGTTCTCTTGAACACCGGTATTAGAGGAGAAATATGCTTCTCTAAGAGTTACCAGTTTTTCACGATAGGATTGCTCACCATCAAACTCAACATTTTCGGCAAGAGAAGCGAGCTTATCCTTTTGGGATACAGCAAGACCTTCGGATACATCTGCAAGAATTACGTCTGCAACCGACTCAGCCAATCTTTTGTTTAAAGCAATATTTTTATTAATTTGCTCGTTGAGTTTATCTTCCATCTCATCAAGTTTTTCTACCATACTGTTAAGTACATCATATTTCTCTTCAGGGATTGTTACATAATGTTCTTCAAAAAGACTCTTCATTCCGGTGAGGAATGATTCGGTCATTTCAGTTTTAAGTCCGTGCTCAACAGCAAGTTGATTTTCGGTCAACCACTCTTGGGCAACATACTCAAGATAAGAGTCAACTCTTTCAGTTAACTCGGACTTGAGGTTGGCAACTTCTTCAGTCAGAGATACTTCGTATTGCTTCTGTACCTCTTCTTTCATTTCAGCAACCTTAGTCTTAATGGCTGCTTCAAAAATTGTACGTGCCTTTTCTTGGAATTCTTCGGAGAGTTCTTCACCAGCAATAAGTGCTTCGATATCCTCTTCGATAGAAGGAGTGTCGTCTTCGACGGTCTCTTCTTCTACAACTTCTTCCTCAGTAGTTTCTTCTTCAGCAACTACTTCTTCGGTTGAAGTTTCTTCTTCCTCTTCAGCAACTACTTCACCTTCGACTTCTTCCTCTTCCTTGACAGGACTTGCCATTTTTGGCATGGGATCTGCTTTACCGGCACCTTTATTTACAATGTCTTTGACAGTTGCAATTTTAGGCTCCTTGAGTTTCGCAGAGTCGTCATCGGTCTTGTAATTTTCTGGGGTAGGACCACCAAGATCTTCCACAGAACCCAATTGAGTTCCAGGATCAGCCATCTTTGGCATCGGATCAGCTTTGGCAGCACCTTTGGTTACTACGTTTTCCATTTCTTGTAAATCGTTACCAACGGACATTTGACTAGATATGTTTGTATTAATCTATATTTATTTATAATTTAAAGATTTGATAAAAATTCGTTGAATAAGTTCAACTTATGCTCTTCAAGTCTTCTTTGGTCAACAAGAGTGTTAATTCTTCTCTTAGTTGTTTCTGCGAGTTGTTCACG